TGAACAAGTTCTTCTGGTGATAATTCCTTTTCTAAACCTTCTTTTATAGTCTCTAGTTGTTTAACTGTTTCTTCAGTTGTAGGTTCTGCTTTTAGTGATACTAATGGATCTGATACTACAAATTTACCTGTTTCAGAATCTACTTTCGGTACGATCTCCATGAGTCTATTAATGTATTGCTCAGACTCGTCTAACAATCTCGAAGCCTTTTCAGGATCTTTTTCTGCTCTACCTAACCATCCCATGTTGTAAGCAGCACGGCCCATTTTAACCAAAGGTTCTACCAGTAATCCACCACCTGCATAGGTCAATGCTCCATCTAAGAATGACTTAAATCTCTTAGAAAACTCGTCATCATCTGGAGCACCTGCAAGGTACTTTAATGCATCATTATCTACACCTAATTCAACTAAAACTGTTGCGAATCTATCCCTTGCTTGCAGTGTAAGTGCTTCTCCAGTACCAGTATTGATAGCACCTTGAACTGCTGGTGTGCTAAAGAAGCTTTTAAGTTTAGGTATAGCAAACTGCATTGCCTTTGCACTATTAAGAGCTTTATCACCTAAAAACCAACTCATACCTGCTTGTGTAAGACCTCTATACATCTCACCTTGCCATGTAGAAGGATCTTCACTGAAAGGCATGTTAGGGATTGTAATCAAAGGTACACGATCTTCAGGTAATCCTGACCATCCAGTTCCTTTACCGCCTAATAAACCTTTACCTAACTGCTGTGAAGCACTTCCCTCTGGTAGTTCTACTGCTTCAGGTGATCCTATGTACACACCGTCATTTGTGATTCTAATACCAGCAAGATCGAGCATAGGATTAGCAATGCTGTCAACTACATCTTGTTGAAACCCTACAACACCAGTACTTATACCATTCCATGCTTCTTTGAAGGAAGTTGCAACGTGATGCAGTAATGGAGTTTTAGTTTCATCATCTTTAATAACTTCCATTGCAGAAATAAGCATACCTATTCGCTCATTTTTACCGTCATAGAATTGTAACTCTTTTAACTCTTCTAGTATTTCTTCTGCACTTAATCCGTGTAATTCTGTTCCTTCAGCAAAGTCATTGGATTGTGTTTTATAATCCTCGACAAACCTTTTAGTGTTCTCTGATAGCTCATCAGGAATAGGATCAATAAAAGGAGTAATAGTTCCAGATATACCTAGCTGAGATTGTAGCTGTGATCTTGCTTCTTCAGAACCAGGAGTAACAGGAATTCTATCTTTCTGTTCTTGATCTGCTTCTTCAGCAGCTTGCATCAATCTTTCGTCAGCCATTATTATTTCTTAGGTTTTGTATAATTACGCAGTCGAGCCTGTCTTCTTTGTTTAAAGTCTCCTTGTGTGGGACTTTCAAATCCCTTTTTAAGTGCTTCGCCTTGTTTTACTTGTAACTGATTTTTTATACTTTCTAAGGCTTCAGCGTAAATAGGAGCCTGAGTTATTTCAGTATATATTTCTTTGACTCTTTCTATTTTATATCCTGGTTCTTCAGTAAACTTTTCATAATTGGTATTATACTCAGTTGATATTGCTAGATCATATTCCTCTAACATAGCTTGGTATAACTCATTACGTGATACGTTTACATTATCAAAGAACGTAGCAGCACCAGCTAAATTAAAATAAGCAGTATCGCTCTTACCTACTAATTGATAAAGGGATGTTCTGTAAGTATTTACAATATCAGCAGGATCATTCTTTAACCTTTCTTTTCTTGCTTCTGGACCACCTGCTAATAAAGCATCTAAGCTCTTTTTGACTCTTTCAAAAGTAGTTTCACCTAGCTTTCCATTAGTAAATGCATTTGTAATTTTCTTATACGTATCTGCATGGTAGCGTTTAGCACGATCATCAAAGACTTTAGAATCTTCTGTAGTACCCTGTGTAGGAAAACCGTAAAGTTCTTTATGTATTGTTGTTAATGTTTTAGGATCAGTAACACCTTTTTTACCATTAGTTTTTGCTTCGTGTTTGTGCTGTGCAATTCTAATGTCTGAAAGAATTCTTAGTTGAGTCGATGTCTCAAAGAGAGGAATTTTTCTTGTCCTAAGTTGATTATTACCGTCTTCATACTGCTGAAGACGATACATACTTCCTACTAACTTTTTAGCTTCTGCTATGTTAGGAGTGTCTTCTAATAAGTAATCGTTAATCTTTACTAACGACTGCACGATTTGGGTGTCTCTTCCGTCCTTAGAATCCTGTGCTTGCTGCTTTAAAGTACGTACATCTCTCTTTTTACCATCAGCAATGTCTTTTTCTTTTAGTGCAATACTAGCATCTCTTAAATCACTCTGTATAAGCTCATCTAATTCTGGTACTTGACTAAACTGAGCATTCCTAAATTTTGACAGGTAATCACTCCTAATTTTACTAAGTGCTTCTCTGTCATTAGATAGTACTGCTTCTTTAATTTTACCTGAAAGATTGACGTAACTTTTAAATACTGTTCGTCTTTTCTTCTGTGCTTTAGACTTCTCTTCTTTTAGCTCTTTTTTCTCGTCTATTTTTACTTGCTTATTATATGCTCTAGTTTTGATAACATTGACATATCCTTGAGCTTCTTTCATTAACTCAGGGTATCCTTTATCTTTAGCTTCTGAGATAAGATCATTTAGTTTACCCTCGTCACTTGATGCTTTATAAATTCGTTCTCTAAATGCTATTTTAGCATCTTTAACTGAGTCTAATGTTTTAGCTTCTCGAACTTGAAATAGTCTATTATAGAGACTTGTTAATGCTTCCTTTTTGTTACCAGCATCTATGTTAAATATGTTCTCAATACGTGTAATTTCTGCATTAAGCTGTTCAGCAGTACTGGCAGGATCAGAAGTGAGAGTTTGAGCAGAACTTAATGCTAATTGACCATTCTTAGTAAAGTTTTCTACCTTACTTTCATCAGTCAACTGAGTTACAACAGTGTTAAAATGTTTTGATACTGGTATAAAATCTTTGTGGTCTTGTCTGTTGAGTTCTCTTTTTATACCTAGTATATGCCCTGGTATCTCATTAGGCTTTACTTCTCCTCTTTCTAATTCTGCTATTTTTTTGTATATGGAGAATACACTCTTACCTCTTTGCTCGTCTTGTAGTTCTTTTGCTTTCTTACCAGCTTCTGTTTTTAGACTTTCGTCATAGGTATGTTTGTTTAATTGAACTTCACCTAATAACTTTCTAAGATTACTTCCACCTTTAAGTTTTTCATACGGTAATATTTGAGAACTATAACGATTAATCATGTCAGTAGTTACACTTCCTGTACTTGCCTGACTTTTTAACTGTTCTAATTTACCTTCAATTTGTTCCATCTCACCAGACTGCTTATCATCAGGCTCAAAATAATCTGGATTTAATGTTTTACTATTAATAATATCGTGGTATTTATTTTGTAATATTGTTAAATTTATACCAGAATTAGAAGGAACACCAAACCGCATTCTAGCAATGAATTTTGGATCGCTTATATGTTTTAAAATTTCATCTGCTTGAGGTTGAGTTGATACATTTACAAGTCTTCCATATAGAACATTTAGTTCCATTTTGTTAGCTAACTTAAAGGCTTTCTCTTGTTTTTCGTTTCCTGTTAGATTCTCGTTGTCTTGTTTTTTCTGAAGCTGTTCTTGTTTTTCTCTTAGCTTATCTACAAGTTTATAGTATCTTTCAGAGATAGTTTTATTCTGACTTGTGGTATCAGTAGAAGGTTCTTGAGAAAGTTTAAAACCTATACCATCTGAAGGTTTGGAATTATGAGTAAAATCTAAACGTCTGAATACAGGATCATCTGGTGATGTTGCTACTTCTAGTTCATTTTCAATATGTTGAAGATAAGCGTTCTGTCGTTCTCCCCTTGTATAAAAATTTACACCATTAATATTAATACCTACTAAACCATCTACTGCCTCAAAATCACGGTATGTACCATGTATAGTTTTGCTGTGATGGTGTTGTACACGTTCTGCCAAAACTGTGTTTCTTCTAGTCTTAGCATCCTTACCCATTATTTTAGAAAGGGACTCATGTAATGGGTTAAAGTCAAAACCTTTTTCAGTAAATACTTCCCATGCTATAGGGTCATCTTCATATCCAGATAGTAGTCTGTCTTTTTCTTGTTGTATAAATACAGAAGCATACTCAGCAAGAGGTGGATGGTACTGACCGTTCTTCTTTGCTTCAGCACCTAACTGAGAATGTCTAGCGTAGATTTTACCAGCTAAATCTGGAGCAAGAGACTTAATATACTCATTGTCATCTTCAATTTTTTGAGAGTATATTTGAGTCTTATAACCTTTAACAAATTCAGGTGTCTCACTATCCAGTACTGATTGAGGTTGTAGTCCTCTCTGCATGGCAATAAATTTACCACGAAGTATATCAGCAGTTTTCTTTTCTTCTTTTATACTCTGTTCTATTTTAAACTGCTTTCTATACTCAGCATCGCTTACTTCTGCTCTAGCTTTAAATGCTCCTGCAAAGCTATCACTTAAAGATAACAAAGAATTAGCAATACCTTGCATGTCGTTTAATCTACGGGTATCTCCCTGACTACCTTGTACTGTAGGACTATACCGCATGGGATTTCCAGGCTGTATAAGTCTTGTTGCAGTTCGTTGTCTTTCAGCCATTAACGGTTCCCCACGTTATATTTGTAATAACTACTTCCTTCCATTCCACTGCTTCTTCTTCTCTTTCTATAGCCCTTATTTGTGTAGCTATTAGGTAAATTAGATCCGCTACCGCCTCCTCCACCACCTTGTCCAAACCAGGACTGTCTTGAAGATTCAGGCATGGAATAGTACGTCTGTGCAGAACTTGCTACACTTCCTAATCCCTGCAACATAAATAATGCTTGATTAGGATCACTTTGATACGTAGTAGAATTTATAGCGTTTATTGTATCTAATCTTGCTAAATCTAATCCTGTATCTATGTCCCTCAATCGGTAACGAAGATTTAGTTTATCTACACCTGCGTTGGTTTTAATCTGTTCTTCAGCCATTAAAGATTCTCTAACAACTTGGCCTTTTGCCAACTCGGTAGACTGACCTTCTGCAAGTTCAGCGACTTCCATACGACCTTCTGCACGTAAAAGGTTAAGTTGCTCATTGAGTAAATCTTGTTGTTCTATTTCTTCTATCTGTAATCTTTGTTTTTCTGTATCAGCAACAGCCTGTGCTCCTTGTCCATAGTCGAAGAGTAGCTTTTCTTTTAATCCAGCATCCCTAATATCTTTCTTTCTGTTTGCTTCTTCAGTAGCCTGTTTAGCTTGTTGGTAAGCGAGGTATGTACCTAACAAACCAAGGGCCATTTGACCCCCTCCAACTGCTGCTGCTGGACTACACATGTCTTACTCTCATAAATAGGTAAAATGGAATTTTCTCGAAACCGTAGTCTTCGATTAGTTTTGGTAACTCGAACTTTAAATGCTTGAGCCACCTAATCGTGACTTCGTTACGTGCATCAACGTAGTTAAACAGCATCTGATAGCGTTCATTCATATCGTCTACCCATTGTTTAGTACACTTGTAAAAAGTCTTCTTATGGTTCTTTTTAAAGTCTTCTAGGGCATTACTACACAGCATCCAAGGGACTGCTGAGTTTTCATTTACTTCTCGTATTCCTGCAATGGCTACAACCTTACTCTCATGAAGAAAAGTAAAGTTCTCGTCAGACAGTTCCACTGAAGATAAAATAGCTTGTAATGGAGTGTGTCCTGAAGATGCGTAGACCTCATCTATGTCTACTTGTCTCATGTTTTCTGCTAACTCAGTACCATGCCATTCTTTATAGGGACGAGAATACTCCCGATAGCTCATACTCGTTGTGATCTAAGGTGTAAGAATCCTTCCCATTCAGCACTTTGGAAGGCACAAGGCAAGTACTCATCGTTGGTGAGTGATACCTTACAGTTAGATGCATTGGAAAAGATGGACCCCTTAAAAGTTCCTGAAAGTAGGGTGTATTTGTCAACGGAAGAAACATTGGTAATGAATCCATTGAAAATCTTTTGGTATTGTTTTCTAGGGGTAATAGTTTGGGTCTGGTTGCTACCAGCGTTGACAAGTAAATTGTAGGGTGCTAGGTCAACATTAAATACAAAATACCCACTATCGTTATACAGTAGGTTAAGGTTTCGCAGTTGTAGTTTTGCAGTCTGTATAGGTACTTCATTTTGCTTATAGGTAAACTTTGAGAACTCATACTTAAATGTAAAAGGAATACCTGCATACACAACATTACTTGCATCAGCAGCTATGTACGCATTAACATCTACTTCTGCTATTTTTCTAGCATTGTCAGTAACGTAAACTATGTTGCTAGGGAGGTGAGGTGATGATCCACTGTAGTAAGGTATTTCTGCTATAGTGTCCTGTGATGCAGTAGCCTGTGATAACTTAACTCTTCTGTCTAATAATACTGGAGTTTTATCCTCCATTACACTTGCAGAAGTATCGGTAGAAAGGTTAAGTGTTTCGAGGTACACACCGTCAGTTCTTTGAAATAGGACATACAGTTTTGATCCTAAGAACTCACAGTCCAATATGTCTGCATCAAACTTCCATACAGACCACGATGACATCAACTTCTCATTACCCTGCCAATAGTACCTGTACACGTACATGTTCTTAGTTTCTGTATCACTGAGACACACCAACATATCCTCGTTACTTGAGGATGCTAACTTAGTTACTTCTCCAGGTATGTATTGAGGAACGTGTGCTGTTACTTCTGTTGCATCGTTGACCTCGTTGGTGAAGTCAATGAAGTACTCACGTATGCCTGAAAAACTACCCCGTTTGAATGGAAAGAATACGTACTTACCAGCAGGTGTAGGTTTTGCTTTTGATGACGATTCAAACTGTGTAGACACATCAATAGAAACAGAAGTAGGAGTAAGAGCATCACCAGCAGTTACCTTGAATTGTTGTAGTTCTGAGAAGAGTAGAAGTGCTTCGTTAAATGGTACTGCGTGTCGTAGAATAGACACTTGGTTGTTGGACACTGCAACATCAATAGGATTACTATCTATTGAGGTAAGTGCAGTAGTTGCAAAGAAGTTGTAGTAGTTACCTGCTTCACTAAAGATCACATTCTCATCACTAAGAAATCCTAACCTGTTTCTGTGAAAGAAAATGTCGTTGATTGTGTTACCTAGAAAAGTAGGAAAAGGGTTAGTACTATCGTCACCAACCTTACGAGATCTCCAACCCTGTCTGGTGAAGTCTGTAGATACTGAACTAACTGGTTTAGATATAGTTGCTTCTTGTATAGGCTCATAAATAAAAGTAACACCTAATGGATTTGTACTAGAATTAACATTAGCATCGTCAAATATCCTCACTAATCTGTGAGGCATTGTAGTCATGTCAAAGTGGATATTAAGTCCAGGTTTTACACTTTCTTTCCAGTTACTTCCATCTGCATTGAACTTAACGTAGTAGTCATCTTGTTGACGAGTATTATCCCCAATGATACGAATGACAAAATCATCAGGAGAGTTAGCAGCAGGAAGGTCTGTAAACTTTGTAGCTTCTGGAATACCATCGTTTTCAAAGTCTGGTGTGAATGAGAATATGTCTCTGTTACCGTGTGAATCTTCTACCTCTACCTGGAACTTTACTTTTGATTGAACGTGTATAACACTGCCAGTTCTAGTAAATTTATATGTGTCACCAGAAATTGAACTTATATGATCAAGATGTATTTTGTATTTACTGTCTGTTTGACCGTCTTCATTTTTAGCATCTTCAGGTAGTCTTCCACCAAAGCCTAGTTTAGTGTTGTTAAGATCACTACTGTCATAGGCAAATTCTCCCCATGCATTAGTTCCACTTGCAGTCTCCCCATTAGTGAGTATGTCTGCTATCTTACTTGTACCAATGTACTCTTGGTTTTGTGCAGGAGTATTGGAAGGAGATTGGTAAGCTACTTTGTATTGAGTATTAAGTGGAAGGATGTACCTAGACTGTGTAGCAGGACTACTTGATTCTGTAGTATCAGATTTTGTTAATGCGAAAGTATAGGTGGTATTTCCTGTTACTGTAATGTCAGTAAATGTACCATTAAAATCACTATCAGTTGCACTAGCTATTGTAACAGCATCACCAGTTGCTAATCCATGATTTGCTTCAGTAGTTACAGTAACAACATCACTTGCAACTGCGATAGAATCTATAGCAATTGATTGTTGAACACCTTCTTGTTCTATGTTTTTTATACTGACTACATACTTACTAGAATAGTCACCTTGTTTAACATAAATTAAACCCTCATAAGTAAATTTAGATTCAAGATCATCAGATCCAGAGGGTGAAACTACATTAGAACTTCCTTCACCAGAAGTGTTATTAGAATTAGTTGCTTCAGCTACTGTTTTCTGTCTGTTAATAATGAATGTGTTATCTGCTACTGTAGTTGCAACTATGTTTTCTGAGTGTGATGTAAGACCGTTAAAGTAAGTAAGGTCTTTGTTACATACATCTGTATAAGCACTCGTTTTAATAGGCATAGAGTTACCAGATCTATCGTAGATCTTCATAAACTCTGCATTTGATAATGTAGCAGTTCCACTGGTTTCTGTAGCAGTATCACTTGCAACTGCTTGAGTAAATACAACTGTGTTTGCATCAGTTACACTAGCAATAACTTTAGTACCATTAAAATTAGTAGTACCAGAAATAACTATTGATTCTCCTGCATTAAAACAATGTCCTGTAATTGTAGCAGTAGTGGTACTAGCAGTAGTGTAGGCTATACTTGAAATAGTCTTAGCAGAACTTTGAGCACCTACAACTAACGTGTAGGACTCATCTTCATCTCTCTGTATAGTATGTATAAAAGCACCACTAATACTCGCTACATCTAACTTCTTAACATGTTCAGTACCAGGACGTTTTTCCAGGCCGTTTACCACAGAAGAAATACCATTCTCTTGGACTTCACACTGCGATGGTAATCTAATCTCAGGAGGTTGCTGTGAAACTCCATTAATAAGATTAGGAATCGTACTGGATACTAATGACATAGTTTAAGCACTTGGAAATTGTTGTACTGCTATACTACCATCTGTATGGGTAGCAGATTTAATGTTTCTATCTAAAGCACGGTAGGTGTCATAGTTATCGAAGATAGTATAGTCAGATACTTCTGCTTCAGCTTCACGCAAAGAAACAAACGCTTGCTGTTCATCCATAGCCAACATTTTTGACAAAGTATCATTACCAATAATACGTTGTTGGTAGGTTCTAGCTGCTCGTAGTGTTATGTATCTACGTGCTACTTCTGGTAGTTCATCAAATGACAGTAGAACCACCATATTAACTTCTATATCCTTATCAAATGTGTACTTATTACCAATACGGTCATAAAGTTTTCTACCTCTTTCTACTACATCAAGTTCGTAGTCTCTTAGAAGTGAAGATTTATCTACTTTTATGACATTAGCAGGTAGGTTAATTTCGTTAACTACATTACGATTTAATGTATATCTTATTTCTGTATTAAAATGCCAACCTGCTGACTGTACATCCCTGCTTACATTATCAAGGACCACTTCAGCTATTTCAGCTTCTTGAAGACCAGATCCCAGTGTGTTCACTGGACTCTCTCCAATGCTGGTCAGCATGACATTGACAGCATCTAGTTCAGTAGTAGGTGTGGTTACACTCATAGTTACTTTTAATGTGTTGGGAAAGGAGGGACTCTGTAGCGAGAGGTGTGTGGGAGGTGGGTGGAGCTACAGAGTTACCCTCCCCTAAAAAAGAAAAAAGGCAGAGCAAGCCCGTTAGGTCTTACATGGAATTACCAATGCCCCTCACTTGATGCCTTAAAACACTATTAGGACGTAGCAGCCCACAGAGCAACTGCCATAGCAGGTCTGAGGACGTTATGGCCCATAGCATATTTGGATACGATTAACGTACCCTGTCGTTGAATTTGATACTCAGATTCGACACTGAGATCCAACAGTTTTGCAGTAGCTACTGCATCCTTATGCATTACCAATGCACGAACTTTTGATGCTTCGGTTCTTAACGCAACTGTAGCACCATTGGCATCAGTAGCAGCACCAATGAGGTTATCCCCATCAGTAGCAGCAGTATAGTTTGCAGGGATGTCATAAACCGCAGCACGGTTAGAATGCGGAGATCCTAAAGGCTGTGGTCCAGTAGTTACACCAGTACTCCATAGGGAGTCTGCGTAAGTTGCTCCGTATGATCCCATGTGTGGGGTACGGACTACAGGAATTCCTGCAATTGAAGGCAGTTGAGCACTTGAAAAACTACCAGTTCCACCGATGTCACGGTTGAACACAGTCATATCGGCAAGTGCTTCCTGGTTACTAGCAGCCATGAATAGCTTGTAGTACTGATCAGTACTGGTCACACAAACTATGTCTTCAAGAGGTGCTCCTGCCATTTCCAAGATACGCTTTGCTTCAATGATAGCTTCAGTGAAATACTTTAGCTTTTTTGA